CGCATGAAGAAGTTGTGGGCTATGAAAAGCGATCTCTCGGAGACCTCTTTCTTGAGGTACCAAGGTCGGACGTCCATACCGAGAAACCAGTCAGCACCGCACGATTCGCGAAAAGGCCCATAGCAGAAAGACTTCTCCATATTAACAGAGAAGCCGCACCACGTTAGGACTTCAACGAGTTTCGTGTAGGCACCGGTGGGGATTATTATATCGTCCCCATAAACCGTCAGCGGGAAACCCTTATTCAAGGCACCCCCGACGAAGACTGGCATACCAACGAGATCAAGGGAATCACACACCGCAAGAGCCAGAGAGTAGAAAATTAAGCTCTCCAACTCGAAGGTGTATGCGTTGCCCATCGAACTGAATTTCTCCAGAGCGATGACTTCACCCTTAAACTCGACACTTTCCGATCTAAAATGGTCTAAAAGTTCAAACCACTCAAACGGAAGGAGTGACATAACCAAAGCATAACTGACAGTATCTGATGCACTAGAGAGGTCCACAGTGGCGTAATTGCCACGAATGGAACCCTCAAGGGCCAGACGCTGATTTATACTCTGATCACGAAGGTTGACACCGAACAAATCGAGCCTGTTCTTCATGTAGCTCCCAATCCCCTTCTGCCCTAAGGCATTAAGTGAGGGTTCCACACAAATGGTCCGATCCGGTTTAGATGTCTTCGGAACAAATCCGAGGCGCGCGGGCCGCACTTCTACCGGAACCGTCCACTCACGCAAAGTCTCGTAACCGACATCGTCGGCTACAATCTGCGATCCATGCTTAACGGCTACAGCGTCGCACCATTGGGGAAACTCCGCAAGGAAGCTTCCCAGCTCGCTTACCAGGGATTCACTACACTGCATTGGCGCTCCAAGCTTCGATCTGAAGCTTGCTATACGCCCGACGACATTAGTCGAAGCTCCAGGCCCGAACAAGAAAGGCAAATCCGCGTAGCTAGGCACGGGGCCGAGTACTTGAGCGATTATTCGTTGAGCGGTATACAATACACCGCCCACGTCCCAATTGGGACGCTCGTTCCACAACCTCGTGTTCGTTTCGCGGCAATCTTGCTCCGCCATTCTGAACTTATTAACAGCTTCGCTTTCCCTATCATACCCGAGATCAAGGAAATCTTGTTTTTCAACAAGGGCCTTGATTTGTCTGGCATACAGGTAATCACTAGACTGGCTTTCGTCCAACGCTAAGACGTCGATTTTCAAGTCGACGACATCACGATAGGCACCTTTCTGCACGAGAGCGTTAAGCCGCTCACACAGGGGGCCACCTAGAACAGCGCACTCAGACGAGAGATCCCGGATGAGAGAGAGGGTTTTCCCTCTCCCTTTGGTTTCCTCAAACCCAGACATAAGCTCCTCCTTATAGAGCGAAAGACGGGCTAGCCGAACTTTTACCTAGTTCGGCTGGATCAAGCTAATAAACGCTTGCGTGATAGGAAGCACAGAAGTCTTCCATGCATCAGCAGCAGCGTTGTTCGCAAGAGTACCGGTATTGGTGGTGCTGGACGCACCTTGGACAAGACCGGCCAACATCCGCACGAGATTCGCACGGTCAGCGATCGTCGATCGCGCCGAGCAAAATATCGTGAAAATCCCAACATTGACATATGCCACTGCTGGGGGGGCAACATAGCCCGCGGACGTACCTGAGGCACCCAGGGTCTCCATAACAGGGACCTCGAGCTTCGCTGTAGCCTTGTAGTCTCCCGATTTCACCTTCTCAATCGAGAAAGTTACTCGCGGTTGACCATCCACCGGCACGTTCGCCACCGCGGCCCTCCAGAAGGGCCATGGCGTATCCGTGATCGGGGCCAAGGTGAACTCCGTCGGAGTTCCATCGTCTTTGACGAGAAGATTCGTCATTGCGGCCATTGTAAGGCCTCCTATGGTTAAGTTGAGAAGCAGAGACACGCAACCATCCCTTTTGGAAGATTGCGTGGGAAAGAAGACTGACTCAAAACACAGCTTTCGCACTCCAGCACTCCCGTATCAGACGGAAGCGCCGAATAGCTAAACCACATACTGAGGAAGGCTTCTTAGTCTAACCGAGTCTCTGATGTATCAATGCCACGGCATTCAAAATGCGTTTAGGCGACAAAGCCCTAGGCAAACTGTTGAATGTAGGCATTGGAACAGACAATCCAGAGCTGACCGTACGTTTAATACGGAAAAGGGATTCCTTCCGAGCGGAAAGCTCGTAATGGGACCCAGGTGTCCATCCGGCAAAACCATTCCGGATAACACCACCCTTGATTGCCCCTCTCTCGATGGTTAAGAACCTACCCTTTAACGCCGGGATTACTCCCCACGCAGCGAGGTAAGAACCGACAGGTATAAACCAATCTACAACGAAAGAGTACGGGACCACTTCCCACGCAATAGCCGCGGGATTGGTAAGGCCAAGTGAGCGCGACAATCCGACTTCCTCGGACAGCTCCGCAAGGAGCCTCCGAGAATAAGTAAAACTCGCGTTATTCACATAGCTGGTCGTGGACGCAACGTCCATAACCCCCCGTTTAGTGCCTGAACCTACAGAGAACCTGAACCTTCTAGGACCAGTTATAGCAGTAAGGGCCTTAGCGGCCTCATACGACTGACTGACCAAAGGTAGAAAGGCGTACTGAGTTTCAAGCCATCGACCGCCCAAATCCTTAGCATACAGCCGCTTGAAGGTTATTAAGCCTCTGTCACGACTGTGAGGATTAGAAGCGGTGCTCCCCAACGTTCTTAACGCCGCCGGCACGTTACCGTGCTTTAGGTAAAGGAGAGCTTTCCCGATAGAGCGAAGGTTGCTCAAAATCGTACCGTAGGTTTTATGTGCCTCAGCTATATTAATGCCAAGGTCAAAGGAATGTCCCTTAACGCGATCCGCAAGCTTATTAAGCAAGCGTAACTCGTCATTGACACTCCAACCCGCGATCGAAGCAAGACCAGCTAACGTATGAACCGGAAGCGCCTGTGGTATAAAAGGCGCAGCGGCCACGTTCTGAGTCATGATCCTGTGCAACATCGTGGAATCGTTCCACTTGACTCGCTTCCCAGCGAACCAAGCTTCGTACTTTCCGTCCGTCCCAGTCCACTGCTTTTGAGCAGCAAACGGGCCGAGGCCGAAATCTCCGATGGTCCAATCACCGCTCGACATGCAACTTCTCCACTAACTTATTGAAGGCGCTTACAAGAGACAGGCAAGGAACTATTGATTCGGTGCAGGAAGTCCGCGTATAAACGCAGACCCCGAGCATCGAGATAGAACCAAGCGTGAGAAGAATCAAGCCAACTAACCTCAATACCCATTTCTGGGAAGAGGTCCAGCTGGTACGACGCTTTCTCATTTTCGGTCTCCATAAGTAAACCCTCTTAGGTATAAGAGAATATATTGCAATGCGCAAACTTGCGGCAAGCAGTCATGCTTGCGACGTGCCCCCCAC